TCATTTATAGAAAACGCAAGATATTTTTTCAAAAACTTTAGAAAACGTATTGACTTTAGAAAACGCAAGTGGTAAAGTATTGGAAAGGAGGTGAGACAAATGGATTACTTAAAACTGCTCGGTCGCATCCGCGCCAATGGTATGACGCAGAGCGATGTTGCTCAGAAAATCGGCGTATCTCCTACAACTCTTAACAAGAAGCTGCGTGGTCATACGGATTTCACCCAGACCGAAATTCGCGATTTATGCCGTGTTCTCGCAATCCCTGATGCAGAAATTCCCACTTATTTTTTTGCTGCAAAACTTTAGTTTTCGCAAGTTTTTTCGTCCAACCGCCAAGGAGGTGAAGAAGATGATGGACAACCCATTCAAAATCCCACGGGAAGCAAAAGCCGCCAGAGTGATTCAAGTCATTGAGACCGTCACTCTGGCGGGAGATGGCACGGATGCAAACCCGGTCTATGAAGTTTTTCAGTACTGGACTTTGGACGGCAAACTTCTGGCAAGGAGCGATTCACTCAACCCCTGTGACGCTCACCTTGCTTCTCTTGATCAATAGCAAGAATTTCGTTGTATAGTTCTTCACGCTCGTGTCGGGCAATGTACCAGTCCTTCAGGAGCAATTCCAGAAGTTTGACGAGTTTTTGTGCTTCTCCGGGGTCGATATCAACGATCAGATTCACATCCTTTTCCATGTGAGCGCCGATATTCCCCAACCGCCTTACTCCGTTCAGTACACAATATTGTTCGGCAGGAATTTTATCTTTAATCAATTCAATTTCCCCGGCAAGATTACCGGCTTTCACGCCCCAGAAATCCCGGATCATGCCCTGCAAACAGCGACGTGCCAATGTGGCCGATGCTCTGGGGCTTGAATCCAAAACAGCACACGCCTCGACATAATCCGCCCTGATTGCCTCCGGGATATAATCCGGGAGAACAATTCCAACATAAGGAGGATAGGTCAGCGCAAAAGCATCGTTGAACCCTGTAATTCTCACTGAATATTCCTGACACGCTGGACAGCGATGATATCTCGCCCTGATTTCATGATTAAGCCATGTATAGCCTGTTACCATCAATTCATCTTGTGACCGGTTGAAGTCGATTGTCCGTGTCACGGTATTTTCGTTAGATTCGCAAAATTCAACCCCACAGTAAGGACATCTAAATCTTTGACCTGCCATTTTAATCTCTCCCTTCTGCCCCGATTATACCGCAGAAGGGAGCCACCAACAAGGAGGTACACATTCACATGAACGACATCACCCTATCCAACAAGGAGGTGAAGAAGATGAAGGACAACAAAAAGCCCGGCGAACCGCTGGAGACGGAAGACCGGGCGCTGGAGATTCAGATTACGCAATTGAACGAGCAGATTCTGTGCGAAATCAACGGCACACCCGTCCAAAACGTGAAAAGCTACTCACTTGTACAGTCCAGCAATGGTAGCACATTGCTGAATCTGATATTGGAGATCAATGCGGAAGTTGTGTCAGCCACGATACAAGCGCCGATGCAACCGCACTTGTAATCCATGAATGACGTTCCATGGTTTCAGAGAACCTAGAGAGCAAGCCTTTCTGCGGAGGAACCTGTCCGTTGACGATCATTTCAACAAGGTCAATCAGTTTTTGAACCTGCTCTTTATCGGGCGCATTTTCAAATTCTGCCTTCTCACGCAACTCTTGAAAGTTTGGATTGTAATTGATTGTTGCAGTGTTGGCTGTTCCAATTACAGAGCCATAAGCTGTCCCAATATTGTAAACATTGCTCTGACGCTGTTCGGTTTCTTTTCTGCGCTTCTCGGCCTCAGTAATATAGAACGCTTTTATTTCTTCCTGACGTTTCTGGAAGTATGAAGCCTGAGTTTCTGTGATATAGAGCCGTTCATTTGCCGGAGTAATAACCACATCATCAATTTTTATATCTGTTCCAGGCCGGAAACCAACGTATTGACGGTTTGTAGCATTTTCTCTGTTTGGCAATCCCGGAATCGTTGAAATGATCTCGCCATCGCGTTCAATCCTCATATCGATTCCATGCATTCTTAAAAAGTTTTCAAAAATCATTTTTTCACCCCCTTTCCATTTGATTTCAGTATAGCACGGGGAAGGGCCACCAACAAGGAGGTACACACCCACATGAACGACTTGCAAATCTTTGAGAACCCGGAGTTCGGGTCCGTGCGCACCGTCGAGATTGACGGCACGCCCTGGCTCGTCGGCAAGGACGTTGCCACGGCGCTGGGGTACGCAAAACCCCAGAATTCAATTTCCCGCCATGTTGACCCTGAAGATCAAAAGGTTGCCCCGATTCAGGGCACCCCCGGCGGTGAACAGGAGATGCTCATCATCAATGAGAGCGGACTGTACAGCCTGATCCTGAGCAGCAAGATGCCCAAGGCAAAGGCCTTCAAGCGGTGGGTGACCAGCGAGGTGCTCCCCGCCATCCGGGAGCACGGCGCGTATGAGAGCGTGAAGGCCAAGCAGCACATTGAGCAGCTGGAAGCCACCAACACTCGGCTGAACGCCGCCATCCAGAACGTGAGCAGCGCCAAGGCAGCGCTTGCCGAGGTCATCGGCCTGCGCGACGACTTTATCCACCACAGGGACAACTACAAGGCCCGGTTCCTGCAGGCCAAGACCGATTACGGCAAGATGTGCGACAACCTGCGCCAGGCAGAAAGCCTGGTCAAGCAGGCACAGGCCAACCTTGACAGCCGCATCGACCAGCTGCAGATCATCGCCTTTGGCCTGCCCGGCTTTGACGAGATCCTGGCAACGGCGCTGGAGACCGCCCTGCCGGACAAGAAGGAGGCCGCCCAGTGAACGGCCGCAACAAGCGCTGGGCAGAACAGCGCTGGGACAAACGCCAGCCTGACCGGCTGGCACACATCCGCAAAAAGAAGGAGGACAAAAGCCATGAGAAAGCCAAGAAGCCCTTACCTGAAGCTGGCCCGCCTCATCGAGGACGAAGGGTTTGAGCATCGGGAGTTTGCTAAGCTGGTCGGCATGG